GTCATCCTGAGCAAAGCCGAGGACGGGTACCGAGATACGGTCGTGGACAACTACGACAAAATTTCGGTGGCTCAGGGCGATTGGCGCAACGGGGCGTCGTCGGCCTTTCAGAATTACCTGGAGCAAGCGCGGGACGTTGCTGGGCAAACGAAATCCATGTTCACGAACGCCTTCACATCAATGGAGGACGCGGTCGTAAACTTTGCCATGACCGGCAAGTTTTCGTTCGCTGACTTCACCAAGTCGATCCTGGCCGACATGGTCCGCATCGAGACCCAGCGCGCCGCTTCAGGCTTGCTCAGTAGCGTAGTGAGCTGGGGTGCCACAGCTGCCTCGGCTTATTTCGGTGGTGGAACCACCTCAGCAGGGTCGACCCAGGCCGGCTACAGCTCCGAGATTATGGACAGCTTCGTCTCAGGGCAGAGGGCTGCAGGCGGTCCAGTGGCCGCGAACTCGCTCTATCAGGTGAACGAACTGGGGCCTGAACTGCTTAGTCAAGGCGGAAAAACCTACCTGATGATGGGTAACGAGGGTGGCAGCATTACGCCGCTTGGATCTTCGACGACTGCACTGATGTCGGGAAGCAGCGGAGGTGGAGGAGCGACAGCGGTCAACGTATCAATCACCATCAACAGCGACGGCTCCACTCAAGTCGACTCGACGACGCCAATGATGGATCAGTTCGGCAAGGAGATAGGTGCTTTCGTTGAGGCGAAGTATCGCAAACTGTTGAGCATGGACCTACGCCCTGACGGAGCCATTGGTAGGACCATGCAGCGACGCTAGCGCCTATCGAAAGGCAGCGCGGGCTTTTTCAAGGATGATTTGCTCAAGCTCGCCATAGGTCAGATCTCGCGCACCAGCGAGCTCGAAGTTGACGTCGCCCCCGACCCCGCCGGTCAACCCTTCCAGTTCAAAATTCGCAGTAACTTGCCCGTAGACACGCTGCTTTCCAGGTTCTTGTGCGTCGTCATAGATGCCAATTGTCATAACGGAGAGCTGCATATCGTGCCTCATTGTCGGTTTAGATCGACATCCTACCGAGATCACTATGGCGATTGAAACCTTTCGCTGGCTCACCGAGCGCGGTGAAACGCCGGACGTTACCTATCGTGTCCGTGAGTCCAAGTTTGGCGGTGGCTACCGTCAGGTGGTAGGCGACGGACCGAACAACAAGGAAGACAGCTACCCAATCACTGTTACCGGTACGAAAGCCCAGGTCCGCAAGGTCATGGAGTTCTTCGACCGGCACGGTGGTGCCAAGGCTTTCTTGTGGTCTACGCCGCTCGGTGATCTGGGGCTCTTTACCTGCGCTGACCCTAAGCCTACGCCAGTTGGGGGTGGCCGATTCAAAGTCACCGCTACCTTCGAGCGCGCCTTCCACCCGTAAGGACTGACCATGTCACTGATCAAGGATCTCCAGAGCCTGGAGCCTGGCAGCGAGGTACTGCTGTTTGAGCTGGATGGCTCAGACTTTGGCGCCGATGTACTGCGGTTCCACGGGCATGCAATACCGCACACCCCTGAGGAGCTGGCAGCTGCCGGCGTCGACGCCGATCAATTACCCGCGAAGTCGATCTGGTGGCAAGGCAACGAGTATGGCGCGTGGCCGATGCATGTTGAGGGCATCGAAGCGAACTCTGACGGCACAGCAGTGCGGCCCACGCTGAGCGTTGGCAACGTCAATGGCAGGATCACGGCGCTGTGCCTGGCCTTCGACAACCTGCTCGAGTTCAAGCTGACCATGCGTCACACCATGGCCAGGTACTTGGATGCGGTGAATTTTCCGGAAGGCAACGCCGAAGCAGATCCCGCCGAGGAGGCCATCGAGATCTGGTATGTCGACCAGAAGGTTTCGGAGAACGGCAAGACGGTGGCCTGGGAGCTGGCAAGCCCCGGCGATGTTGGCGGGGAAACGATTGGTCGGCAAATGACGCAGCTCTGCCACTGGGCTATGACCGCCGGCTACCGTGGCCCGAACTGCGGATACACCGGCCCCTACTTCGACCTCGATGGAAAAGCCACGGACGACCCGGCCAAGGACCAGTGCAATGGCTGTCTGGACTCAGGCTGCACAGTTCGCTTTGGCCAGGGCAACCAGTTGCCATTCGGCGGCTTCCCGGCCGTTTCCCTGATCGCACGGAGCTGACCATGCGCAAACACATCCTCTCCGCCGTGCAAGCGCACGCTGCGGCGGAATACCCGCGCGAGTGCTGCGGCCTGATCATTGCCGTGGGCCGCTCCCAGCGGTACATACCGTGCGACAATACCGCGACCGATCCGGCGGAGGAGTTCCGCATCTCACCGGAGCAGTATGCGGCAGCCGAGGACCAGGGCCAGGTGATCGGTATCGTGCACTCGCATCCGGACGCCACCAGCAGGCCTTCGTCCCGCGATCTCGCCATGTGTGAGGCGACAGGGTTGCCCTGGTACATCCTGTCGTGGCCGGAGGGCGATCTTCGCACTACCACGCCAACCGGTCACACAGCGCTGCTGGGCCGACCTTTCGTGCACGGCGCCTGGGACTGCTGGCAGGTTTGCGCGGACTGGTACAAGCGCGAGTGGGGACTGGAGTTCCCGGCTTACGCCAGAGAGGAGGGATGGTGGGAGCAGGCAGACGGTCCTAGCCTTTACGAGCAGGCCTATGAAGCTGCTGGCTTCTACCAGGTCAGCCAGCCCCAGCGCGGCGACATGATCGTCATGGCCGTCGGGCGCACGGCCCATCCAAATCATGCCGGCATTTACCTGGGCGCCGACGCGCAGTTGCCGGAGGAGCATGCCCAAGTCTTCGGCCCAGGACCGTTCTTGCTGCACCACCTGCTCGGCAGGCCATCAGAAATCATCGTGTTCGGCGGGCCCTGGCTCGACCGAACTCGCCTTGTATTGCGCCACCGAGAGGCCAAGTGATGGTACATTTCCGACTTTTCAGGGAGGGATCACATGCGAATTTTGATCGGTACCGTGGCGCTGGCATTGCTAGCAGGATGTGCCACGTCGGCCACTCCAGTCCAGCAAGCGGAACCCGTACCGCAAGATGAGCTTTACGCGTTTCAAACGAAAACTGGAGCCGAGAGTGGACGACTGACAGTGATCCGCGACTCAGGGGCGCTGGGGTCTGGGTGCGACATCGTCGTTTACATTGATGGAGCAAAGGCTGCGAAAGTTGGTTCTGGCCAGCGGGCCACTTTTTACCTTCAGCCAGGTCAGCCAAATCTCGGAATTGGATTGGCAGGCTCGGGTCTATGTGGCGGCATGGCCGTACGGTCGATCACAGGGAGAGTGCAGGCCGGCGAGGAAAGCTTATACCGCATAAGCGGGGACATGAGTGGCGTCTATATAGGCCCTTACATCGATTACAACTGACTGGCCGCCTTCGGGCGGTTTTTTATTGCCCGGAGATTCCGCATGGTCGCTGTGAACGCTAATTTTGGCCTGACAACAATCAAATTGTCAGGCCCTCTTCTTCGTCGTTTTGGTCGCGTTCATCAACGTGTGATTGATAGCGGCTCAGTCAAGGAGGTGTTCTCGGCACTGAGAGCAACGCTGCCCGGTTTTGAGGATGAGGTGAAGAAATTAGACTCTCTCGGCATGCGTTTCGCGATATTTCGAAACGGAAAGAACATCGGCCTGAAAGACTTCGAGCGCGGCGGTAGCCAGGAAATTCGCATTGTGCCTGTCGTCGGGGGGAGCAAGCGAGGTGGAATCCTCCAGACCATTGTGGGTGCGATCATGATCGTGGCAGGCGCATTCTTGAGCTCCACCCCTTTCGGTGCACCCTTAATTGGAGCGGGCATTGGCATGGTCGCCGGTGGCGTCATCCAGATGCTCAGCCCCCAAGCCAAGGGGTTATCCCAAAGCGCGGCACCCGAGAACTTGCCGTCGTATGCCTTCGGCAGTGCCAAGAACACCACAGCCAGCGGCAACCCCGTCCCGATCTCCATCGGCGAGCGGCGGTGGGGTGGGGCGATTATCTCGGCCTCAATCGAGGCGCAAGACAAGGTCTAGCGCCAGAACAGCAAACAGACCGCCTCCGGGCGGTTTTTTATTGCCCGGAGGAAAGCATGGGCGCAGCAGCTCACTTGGACATTACCGGCGCCAAGGGCGGCGAGAGCAAGCCGAAGACTCCTGTCGAGGCACCGGACAGCCTGCAGTCGACAAACATCGCCAAGATCCTGCTGGCTGTGGGTGAGGGCGAATTTGATGGCGAGCCTACCGATCGCGATATCCACCTCGACAACACGCCGATCATGGATGCCAGCGGCAACGTGAATTTCCCGGGGGTGAAGTGGGAATGGCGCCGCGGCACGGTTGAGCAGGACTACATTCAGGGCATCCCAGCGGTGGAGAACGAGACCACCGTCAACGTGGAGCTGCGCAGTGACAACCCGTTCACCCGGTCGCTCAGCAATACCCAGCTGTCGGCGGTGCGCGTGCGCATGTCGTGGCCGCGCCTGGCCAAACAGGACAGCAGTGGCAACACCAACGGTTACCGCATCGAGTACGCCATCGAAATTGCTACTGACGGCGGTGCGTATGTAGAGGCCCACCTGGGCGCCGTGGATGGCAAGACCACCAACGGCTACCAGCGCTCAGTGCGCGTCAACTTGCCGAAGGCCACGTCCGGCTGGATGCTGCGCGTGCGCCGCATCACCCCGAATGCCAACAGCGGTACCGTGGCCGACACCATGACCATCGCTGGCTACACCGAGATCATCGACGAGAAGCTGCGGTATCCCAACACCGCGCTGCTGTACATCGAGTTCGACGCCCAGCAGTTCCAGAACATCCCGGCCGTCACGGTTAAGTGCAAGGCCAAACGTTGGCCGGTGCCGGCCAATTAC